CCTCGTAGTGCTTCTGCGGCCTTTTTGTTTGCCCATTGTTGTAATCTCATTTCTTCACCGCTTTCGGTCAAGATTTTTTGACGATGTGGTTTCATTGCTTTAATTAAAATTTTCATACCTACAACCTCTTGCTTTCATCTCGATGTCCTAAATTGTAATCCATAGGTTTTTCGCACGCACCGCATGTAGCACGCCATAAGAAGTGGAGAAACCCACAATGCTTACAGCGTGTACCTGCACCGATGTTAAGTATATCACCTATATCACGGTTGCGACTTCGTTGTGCTCTTGTTACGCCCTCAAGTGGCTTTTCGGGTTTAGCGACGACATCGCCGCCGTACTGATAGTCAGCCTTCGTGCCTTGCTTTGACCCACGCACAATATCGCTAAGGTCAATGTTGCGAACATCGAAGCCCATGTTACCCAATCACCTCAAGCGATTTGGTAAGTGACCATGACAAACATATTTCCCAAAACGGAAAATACCTCAGTATCAATAACTGAGTTGTTTGCACTCGCATCAGCAATTGCTTGAACTGCCGTACTGATGGTAGTGTTGAGCGTCGTAAGGTCGCTAAACTCTTTTGGAGAGTAAGGTCCAAACACTTTCACTGCAACTTTGCTTAGTGCAACCATGAGGTATCACCTCACGAGCGACGACCAATTGCTACGAAAGTACAAGCCGCACCAACATTTAGTACGATAGTTGTGTTGTTAATACCAGATGTCGGGGCTGGAGCAGCCGCACCAATATTATTCACCATTGCACCGTCTATTGAACTCATAAACGAACTCAAATCAACGGCTTCTGCACCATCGGTGCTACCTGTAACTACGATTCTGTCACCAAACACTGTTGTTCTGTTGTCAATTGTTATTGCCATATCTTTTCACCTCATTCTGTTATTTCTTCTGTATCATCTGTAGGATTTAAATGTGCCTGTACGAGTGTGAGTGCGGCTGTCTTTGTAAGATAGCCACTACCTCGCTCCACACCGTTGTCATCAAGCCATTGAAGAATGTCTTTTCTTGCCCAGCCATTATCGGGGATGCCGTCATTGCCACCGTCAGTAGTGACTCCTTCATCGCCCTCAATGGTAAAGTGTTTTGCTGGTAGTCTGTGTCGCCACTCATTTAACCACTCTTGAGTAACTTCCTCGGTTTCACCACGAATCCATTGACCCGCTCTATCGGCTCGCCTTCTCAAGTAAAAAGGCCCGATGAAAGTTACTGTAGGCACTTAAAACCCTCAGTTGTACATCACTAACAGGCTATGTGCTTCTGCCGCACCTGTAATGGTAATTGTCAAACTGCTTACTGCAATTTTTAAAGCCGCTTGTGTACCGCTTGTTTGGTTTCCTGTAGCCAATAGAATGCTTGTTACTCCACCTGCGAGTACGACTGTACCTGCACCTGTTGTGGTAATAAGAGCCATCTTTGGTGCGGCATCGTAGCCGTTTGCTCCATCGCTGTTAGAAGCATTGAATGTACCCGGACCACCGCCCGGATATGTTACATCTGCTGCTCCGTCGAGCCATTCTGTTGTGTCGTGAGAACCTGCTCGAAGTTCCCATGCACCTACTAATGTTGGTGTTGCTGTTCCGCTTACTGTTAATTCATTTGCCATAATTTTTCACCTCAATGTTAAATTCTCCAACCTCACTTAAGGTCACGAACTGAACCATGACCTCCGAAGAAAGTTGTCCACAATTCGCCCATTGTTCGGTACATACCCTCTTGTCCAAGACGGTTGATAGCGAATGGGTCGCCTGTTTCAATACCACTTTCAAAGTATTGTGTTGGAATTGCTGTACTAAAGTACAAGTAATCAGTATCAAGATAATAGATACGGCTGAGTGTGTCGGTTTGAACATCCTTTGATGGAATGATTGGAATACCGTTGTATGTTGCAACGATAAAACCTGCTTCAATACCGGGAACACCCTTGACACCGTTGTAGGTAGGTGTGACTCTCTTCTCTTCCATAAATCGCTGTTGGCTTTGGAGGAGTTGTTGTAGTCGCATCAATGTGTCGTAACCTGTAAGCATGACCTTTGGATTTCCACCACGAGTCCAAATCTTTTGGAACAAGTCGTCAAGTTGGTCGAGTGAAAGGTTTCGGTCTGTACCACTGTTTTCGTTGTGTTCTGCAAGTGACCATGTGTTTGCACTTCGGTCAATTGAGTAAATGTCTTCGTTAGCACTCGCCGATGCACCTGTTGTTACTCGGTCAAGTGATTCAAAGTCGTTACCTGCGGCAGTTCCTTTGTCAGTTGTGAGCATTTGGTTGATGTGTTCTGCGTGGTGCTTACCCATTTCTTCCTTAAGGATTGCACGAATGTCGCCAAGACCGTCATCTTTGTCGGAAAGGAACATTGCTGTTTCACTCATGTCGAATGTGTGGACAACAGTTTTTGGCTTTGCGGCAATGTGTTGGAAGGTTGGCTTAGTTGTTTCTGGAAGAGTTGCGTTTTCTGCAACACCGCCACCAACTGAGAAGGATGGCTTTGCAGTAATAACTCTCCAACCACTTCGCTCCCAAGGTCGCTTTGGTAGGATTGAAAATGCGTTGAACTCTTGGTTCAACTGTGACCAAACCTTTCGACCATAGATTGCTTGGTATGTACCAGCAGTGGTTGAAAGCATTGGTGCGTCTGCTTTGAGAAGTTCGCTACCGGAGTAGGAGTAGCCCATAGCGTTGCCGGCTCCGTAGTAGTATCGCTCCATGTCTGTAATGTTTCTAATGTAATCTCTTGCCATTTAATTCACCTCATTCTCCTCGGAGAGTCCTCCTTGCAAGGGCATGGACTTCATCCCAACCCATATTGCCTAAGTCCTCAGTGGAGGGAACATTAATTGATGAAACAGATGCAGACTTTTGAATAGTCGTGCTACCTGTTGAAATGTTGTCAATACGCTCCGAGAGTGCTTCAATTGACTTAACAATCTCAGCGAGTGGTGCTCGTGCGTCAAATTGAGCCTTTGCTTGTTGTGCTTTTGCAATTTCCATTTCGTTGTTGAAACGACCTGCAAATTGAGATTCAAGGTTGTTTCGGAAATGCTGTTCCATAGCGGCGGCCTTATACACTTCGTAAGCGGCTTCAATATCAGCATCACTTACATTGCTTTCGTTAAGGTAGCCTTTTGACATAGATACAGGACCGAGAGCACCAGCAGGTGTTTTACCACCCGATGATGAAACGGCGTTGATAGCACCTGTTGATGGGCTACCGTTTTCTTGTCCTCGGCCTCGTACCTGTCCAGCGAAATAGTCTGCACCATCCACTGAGTCAGGGTTGTCGAATCCACCGAGTTGTGCTTTTTCCAAGTTGTCAAAGTGTGTTCGTGCCGCAACAGTATCAACACCTGCGGATTTTAGAGTGTCTTCCATCCACGATAGGTATTCTGCTGAGATAACATCACTATATTCGTCGCCTTTTTCCATGTCATCATCCTCTTTCATTTCTTTCTTTTCTTCTTGTTCTTTGCCTTTGCCTTTCTTTTCTTCAATGGCTTCACGGAGTTGAGGGGGGATTCCCTTCTCCATTGCATCCAATCGTGCTTCAAGGCGTGACATAATATCGTTTAGTTCAGTTTCTTCTGTCATACTTTTATCCTCCTTTAGAATACGAAATTGTGCTTCGGGGTTAATTCCCTTTTCACAAATCGTTATCTCATGCAACTCCATTTTTGAAATCTCTTGGTAATCGCCTTTTTCCATATCGGACCTTCGTACTCTTTTGAAGGCTTGACCTCCAATAGAGAATCCACGAAGGTTTCCTTTGCGGATTTCGGCGGCTACTTCACGAGCCTTCTCAATATCATTGCGGAGTTGGACAACGACAAACATACCTGTGTCATCCACTTCGGATTTCCACATTCTGCCGTTAGAATCAATGTAATTGTCAATTACTTCTCCAACTTGAATGTTGGAGTGTGCCAATTGTACATTGCGGAATTTATCGCTTTTCATAAAACTGTTAAATGCATCATTCAAAGCACTACGAGTAATAAGGTCGCCTTGCTTATCAACTAATTCAACAGATGCATAACCTGCAACGACCAAATCCGAGCCACTCTTGAGGAGAGTGATACCCGATGCTGGTTGTTCTATAGAAAGCATTGAAGGGGTCTTTCCCTCTTTTTGTATTTATATCTGCTTATGAATGAGAAATAATTGGCTGTTCATTGTCATAGTCTATAGAAATCTCTTCATTTTCGTCTGTACGAAGTTTAATGTGATTTAGTCGCTCGTTTTTCTTCTCTTTCTTTTCATCAGTAATTATTTTTTCACCATCGAAATCGGGCAAATTTTCTTCTTCCGTCAATTTGGTCGGTCCTCGTGGAGATTCTTGCGGAGTTCCTACATCAATACCCAAACCCTTTGGTCCTGTCCAAGTCATTTTTTCCTTACTAATAG